ATAAGAACAAAGTCTTAGAAGAATATGGCATCCATCCTCGCAACTTTGCGTGGGCTCGTGCCGTGGTTGGAGACAAATCCGACAACCTTCAAGGGGTTAAGGGGCTTGGCTTAAAGACGATGGCGAAAAGATTTCCCTTCCTTTCGGAAAATAAAGACTATGGTCTCGAAGACATTTTGACGCACGCAAAAAATAATAAAAATAAAATCAAGGCATATCAAAATGTTGTTGAAAACGAAGAAATTATTGCTCTAAATTATGAAATCATGCAGCTATATACAAGCACCATATCACCACAAGGAGTCAACAAACTCAAGTATGCGATTCAGAATGACGGGGTTAATCTCAATCGCACCCAAATTAGGACAATGCTCCTCAAGGATGGTATCGGTACTCTTAATATTGATGAACTAATGTTGATGCTTCGCTCTCATAAAAAAGTTTGAGAGTGCTCTTTATATTTTCGTCAAATGAGTTATAGTGAGGATAAGGAAACCTAATGCCCGAACAACAGTACGACACATTTAGTAAGTTCGGAAAGTCCTTCCAAGAAAAACTAGTAAAGACCATCCTGTTTGACCGCAACTTTGCGAACCAAATGGAAGAGGTTCTTGATACAAATTATCTGGAACTAAAATACCTACAGGTTTTTGTGGACCTTCTGTTCCAACACAAACAATCCTACCCGCACCCAACCTACGAAGCAATGGTCTCGGTTGTGCGGACCCAAACAGAGGACTACTCTGATAGCATCATCAAACAAGTCGTTGAGTTCATGGCTCGAATCAAAAGCAATGCCATCGGTGACGACGATGAAGAATATGTCAAGGAGAAGTCGCTAGACTTCTGTAAGAAGCAGAAACTAAAAGAGGCCATCCTCAAGTCTGTGGACCTTCTTCAGTCCCAGAGTTTTGACCAGATTCAAAAGGTCATTAACGAGGCGATGAATCTCGGTGCCGACAACGACCACGGCCACGACTGGCACAAAGATGTCCTCGACCGCTTTGAGATGAAGATGCGTAATCCTGTCTCTACACACTGGGATGAGATTGACAGCATTACCAAGGGTGGGCTTGGCAAGCGTGAACTGGGAGTGGTGGTTGCCCCAACTGGTGCGGGCAAGTCTATGGCTCTCGCTCATCTTGGTGCCTACGCTGTCATCAAAGGCAAGACCGTAGTTCACTACACCCTCGAACTTGCGGACACCGTAGTCGGTCAACGATACGATTCCTGTATCACAGGTATTGACTTGAAAAACCTGATGTCAATGAAGGACGCTATTGTGATGGCGGTAGAGCACATCCCAGGCAAACTGATTATCAAAGAGTATCCAACCAAGTCAGCCTCCACCCGCACAATCACAGGGCACCTAGAAAAACTACGACAAAAGGGTATTAACCCCGATATGATTATCGTAGATTACGCTGACCTTTTGAAGCCCACAGCCACAGGGTTCAAGTCCCAGGAACTGCGCCACAGCCTTGGCAACATCTACGAAGAACTACGAGCCATCGGCCAGACTTTTGATATTCCCGTGTGGACTGCTTCCCAGACAAACCGCAGCGGATTGAACGCCGAGGTCATTACGATGGAGGCCATCAGCGAAGCATTTAGCAAGTGCTTTGTGGCTGACTTTATCTGTTCCATCTCCCGCACGATTGAGGACAAGACCGAGAACAGAGGTCGTATGTTTGTTGCCAAAAACCGTAACGGTATTGACGGCATTGTCTACCCGATGGAGATTGATACAGCCAAGGTTCATATGAAAGTCTTGCCACCTGACGAGCACTCAACGATTGATGCCGTGGTGATGAAGACCAAGCAAGAACAAGACGAACATCTACGCAAGAAGTATAAGAAGTTCAAAGAAGAGCGCCGCCAACAACAAACAAAACAGGTGGACGAAAATAAAAAAAAACAACAGAACAGTCTTAAAGATGAGTTACGGGAACTAGCTACAAAGATACAAGAGGAGCAACAAGCATCATGAACGAACAAGACGTCTCAACTCAAATCCTATCCGATATTACGGTCTATATGAAATACGCCCGGTATCTACCTGAGAAGAAACGTCGTGAGACTTGGGATGAGCTAGTGACTCGGAATATGGATATGCACCTCAAGAAGTATCCGGAACTCAAAAAAGAAATCAAAGCAAATTATAAATTTGTATATGAGAAAAAGGTTTTGCCATCTATGCGTTCTATGCAATTCGCAGGCAAGCCCATTGAAATCTCTCCTAACCGTGTGTTCAACTGCGCTTATGCTCCCGTAGATGACTGGCGTGTGTTCGGTGAGATTATGTTTTTGCTGTTGGGCGGAACCGGCGTAGGATACTCTGTCCAACAGCATCACGTTGATGAGCTTCCAGAAATTAGAAAACCAAACGCAAACCGAACTCGGAGGTATTTAATAAATGATAGTATTGAAGGATGGGCTGATGCCGTCAAATATCTTATTCGCAGTTACTTCTTCGGTGGCTCACGGCTACGATTTGATTATAGCGATATTCGCCCTAAAGGTGCTCGCCTTGTAACGTCTGGCGGCAAAGCCCCAGGACCACAACCGTTAAAAGAATGCTTGGTCAAGGTTGAAGGTGTGTTAGCAGAAAAGAATGATGGCGACAGACTGTCCGCTATCGAGGTTCACGATATCGTATGCCATATTGCTGATGCTGTGTTGGCTGGTGGTATCCGGCGTGCTGCTCTTATTTCTTTGTTCTCCGCAGGTGACCAAGAGATGATTGCTGCCAAGGCTGGCAACTGGTGGGAGACCAACCCACAGCGTGGCCGAGCCAACAACTCCGCTGTACTTTTGCGGCACAAAGTAACAAAAGAATTCTTCATGGATCTATGGAAGCGTGTGGAGGCATCCAACGCTGGTGAGCCTGGCATCTACCTGTCCAACGACAAGGACTGGGGAACCAACCCGTGCTGTGAGATTGGGCTACGACCATTCCAGTTCTGTAATCTGACAGAAGTAAATGTCAGCAACATCACCGGACAGAATGACTTGGAACAGCGGGTGAGGGCTGCCACCTTCATCGGCACACTCCAAGCGGGCTACACAGACTTTCATTATCTTCGCCCAGTCTGGCAGCGAACGACAGAGAGGGATGCCCTCATCGGCGTGTCTATGACAGGCATCGCTTCGGGTCGTGTGCTCCAAGATGACATTAGTTTGGCGGACGCTGCCAATGTTGTGAAAGAAGAAAATGTCCGTGTTGCGGAAGCCATTGGCATCAATAAGGCAGCCCGTACAACCTGCGTAAAACCTGCGGGAACCACGAGTTTGACCCTGGGAACATCCAGCGGCATCCACGCCTGGCACAACGATTATTATATCCGCCGAATCAGAGTTGGCAAAAATGAGCCAATTTATTGGCACCTTGCTGTCAACCACCCAGAACTGGTGGAAGATGAATACTTCCGTCCACACGATACAGCCGTCATCTCGGTGCCCCAACGAGCACCCGAAGGCTCTATCCTGCGTGACGAAAGTGCGTTCCAACTTTTGCGGCGAGTAAAGAAAATCACAAGAGAGTGGGTCAACCCTGGCAAGCGAACAGGGCAGAACGGACATAATGTTTCGGCCACTATTTCTCTTCGTGAAAACGAGTGGTCTGACGCTGGCGAGTGGATGTGGGACAACCGTCATTACTACAATGGATTGGCTGTCCTTCCCTTCAACGGAGGCACCTACCAGCAAGCACCCTTTGAAGATTGCTCTAAGGAGAAGTTTGAAGCGATGCTTGCCACGTTAGAAAATGTTGACCTCACCAAGATTGTTGAAGAGGATGATAACACCGACCTCAAAGGTGAAGCAGCCTGTGCTGGCGGTGCGTGCGAAATTACTTAAAGGGAAACAAAAAATATAATATAATGTAGGGGCAGAAAGGAGCCCATCATGGCTACTCTAAACTTTATTATGCCCCGTGATCTAAAGGATGGCTTTTGCGAGCGAGAAGAGAAACAACACAAGGTAAAACATTCTTGGTTGCCATCTGGACAAACCCGTGCTATCTTTGGAGACGAGATAGCGATTGAGTGCTACTGTAAGCATTGTGGAATGAGAGAATGGACCCAGACTTCTCGCTTTGAATTTGAAATGCTACAAGACTACTGGAAGGAATTACGATGAAACCATTGAATCGCAGACTACTTATTGAAGTAATTGAGGAGGAACCACAACAAGGTGCCTTCTTCGTTCCCGTGGAGGAGAAGATCGAGGAGTTCTTGACTGCCAAAGTAATCGCCTGTGCTGAGGATTGTGCGAATGATCTGGCCGGCAAGACTGTTGTCATCCACTCTTTTGGGAAAGAAGAAGTAGTTGTCAAAGGAAAGAGGTATACTTTTGTTGGCGAGAACCACTTGGTCTGTGTAGAATAATGTAATGAAACAAATCTTGAATGAGTGGAAAAAGTTTTTAAATGAGTCTGGGTTTAACAGGATCAAAAACATACTTCAAGGCAATGTGGCCTCTGTAAGCACGGTTGGTTTTATGACCGCTGAGAACCCGATGGCCCAGAAGATGTCCTCCAGGGAGAACAGGGAACTTAATAAGGAATTGATGGATTGGATGCGGGAGCGTGGCTACGGACCTATCCGTATTCGAGGACAATTTGGAAACAAAGAGCGCTCATTGATGATCCCAAACATCACCCGCAACGACATCACAGAGGCAGGGAAATACTTTAATCAGGAGTCGGTAATTTGGGGTGAGAAGACAGACGAAAACCAATTTGTGTTTGAGTATATAGAGGGCGATAATACGATCCAAAGAAGAGACGTTGCACTATTCGGCGATGAGGTCCAGGCCAGAGACGACTTTTATTCGCAAGAGCGCCAGTCCGCCGCTCGTAAATTTTATATTCCTTTCTTTGATGATCAGTATGAAATGGAAGAAGGTTTTGAATATGATTATGATCTACCTAGTCTAAGTGAGACTCAACGAGAACAGAACAAAGAACTCATTAAAGAAATAAATGATAGAATCGCCCACACTCTAGATGCTGATCGAGCCCCCAAGTCTCGCTGGCATCACCGCCAAGTCCTCCGCTTGAAACTCAGGGAACTGAAAAAGAGCCTATGAAAAAGATAATGGAAAACTTCAAGAAGTTCCTCACCGAGGCTCAAAAGAATGATTATGAGTCGGGAGGTGAAATGAGGATATTTCACTACGCCCCAGTAGATGCGGAAGCAATCATCGTAGACCCCAAATATTTTGCGGACAGAGCGAAGAGAAGCCACTTCACTAGGAATGAGTACGAAACAAGCACGGTGCCCAGGACCTTTTGGTATGTAGACCCAAAACAAAGGGAGAGACAAGTGGCATCCGGTCGCCAACTTTACCAAGCCACAATCCCTGCCGGAGAAATATATGATTTTAGAAATGACCCCGAGGGATACAAGGCTAAACACAGCCACCCAATTTATAAATTAAGAAAAGGCGAAGAGTGGAATACGATGCTAGAGGATATACGAGATAGCTATGCTGGTGTATACTATTCCCTGAGAGCTTTTGATGTAGTGTCGCTATTCATTCCCTATGAGGCGACCCGAGTATCACCGGAAGAACAAGCCCAACTAGAGGGCGAATAAGAAAGGCAATAAGATGAGACTCAAGGGCGAACCCTACGGCATTGACGTAGGAACATTTGTAATGAACTATCACCACGGACTATTGCGGTTTGGCATTGTTGAGGGCCAGTCCACTGGCGATCACGGCTGGGCTTATTTTGATGTCCGTTTTTTTGAGGATGATATTCACGAACGTCGAGTTGCGTGGGATAAAAAAATGAACTCTGGAAAGGTACACACCAACACAATCCGAGCAGACTGGCTCAAGCCAGTTAGCACCAAGTGGTTGCGAAATGTTTTGTTAGCCCATGGAGAATACCAAGATGAGCGAAGAACAGAAGACGGTTGAAGAGGTTGCTGATGACCTAATCCCAAAGCCACCACCCAAGTTGGCACCAAGAGGGATTACCAGTTTCACAGTTTACCGCCAACACGATGAGACAGGAGTTTCAGGTGACGGTGTGGTTATTGAAGGCGTCGTTATGGCGACAGGTCAATGCGTTGTTCACTGGCTCTACCCACCACCCCGTGGTGGTATTGCGATCTTTGATAGTATGAGTGACTTTGTGAAGGTTCACATTGAGCCACACCCAGGCAACCAAACTATCATCACCTATCAGGATGGAACAAAGGATGTCTATGGTGATAAGTCCGACGAAGAAAAAGAACTTGAACAATCTCAGAAATAGTTTATACTAACAATACCAAACAGAAAGGTTTTCTATGGCGGATCGTATTGAAAGCAAGATTCCGTTTGTAGGTCTCCACGCTCACTCAGGTTTGTCCCCTTTCGATGGATTGGGGATGCCTGGTGAGCATATGGATTTTGCCTACGAGAACGGGATGAACGCCCACGCTCTAACAGACCACGGACATATGAACGGTTTGTCGTTTCAGGTGGAGCATCTCAAGAAGATGCGAGCCGACGGCAAAGAGTTCCGAGCCCTGTATGGCTGTGAATCCTACTTCATCCGTTCGCACAAGAAGTGGCGGCAGATGTACGAGGAACACAAGGCCAATCAAAAGCGACAAAAGAAAGAGGAGTTTGGTATGGTCATTGAGACCGAGGACCGCAAACTCAAGCGCAACCCGCTCAATGACCGCCGCCACCTCGTGATGATTGCCCAGAACCAAGCAGGACTAAACAACTTATTCAAACTAGTGTCGGATAGTTACCAGCCTGAAAACTTTTATCGTTACCCTCGCATGGACTTTGAGATGCTGGACAAGTATAACGAGGGGCTAATCATCAGCACCGCTTGTATGTCTGGGCCTCTGTTCGGGGACTACTGGAAGAACAGGGACAAGAGCCCTGACCATGTGCTCGCCGCTATGCGAGATACTATTGCTCAGTTCAAGGAGATCTTTGGCGACAGGTTCTACGGCGAAGTCCAGTGGAACGACATCAAAGAACAACACGAGGGCAACAACCTTATCATCCAAGCCTGTATGGAGATGGGTGTTGAGGTCATCAGCACAGCCGACAGCCACTATCCACGACCAGAACTGTGGAAAGACCGGGAGATGTACAAGCGCATTGGTTGGGGCGGCAAGGTCCCAGAGTGGGCTGACCCTGATAGTCTGCTGCCCGCATCTGTGGAAGAGGTCGGCTACGAACTCTACCCGAAGAACGGCGACCAGATGATGGAATCATACAAGAGGTACGCTGCCAAACACAAGATTGAGTACGATGATACTTTCATCCGTGACAGCATTGAGCGTACACATCACATCGCCTTTGACCGATGCGAAGATTTTGTTCCCAACAGCGATGTCCGCCTCCCAGAGTTTGTTGTGCCCGAGGGCAAGACAGCTATCCAGGCTCTGACCTCCGACGCCTTGGAGGGCATGAAGAAAAAGAATATCACAGACCCCGAGTATGTGGACCGCTTGAAGTATGAACTCAACATCATCAAGGAGCGTGGCTTCGCTCAATACTTCTTGACGATGAAAGCTATCTCGGACAAAGCCCAGGAGGAAATGCTGGTCGGACTTGGACGAGGTTCAGCAGCCGGTTCACTCCTGTCTTATGTCCTAGACATCACACAGGTGGACCCAATCAAATATCAATTACAGTTTGAGAGGTTCCTGACCAAGGGCGGCACGGGCTACCCCGACATTGACTTTGATGTTGAGGAGCCGATGGAGTTGAAGAAGCAACTAGCAGATGAGTGGGGGCCAACCACGGTTGTACCCATCAGCAACTTCAACACGCTACAACTCCGCTCGCTCATCAAAGACATCGGCAAGTTTTATAATATCCCGTTCACCGAAGTCAACAAGGTGACTGGCGTGATGATGAGCGAAGCCACACCAAAAGCCAAGGCAGCCAAGGGGCAGACCGCTGGCGTCTACACTCCCACATTTGACGAGGTAAAAGAATACAGTGAAACACTCCAAGACTTCTTTGACAAGTACCCAGAGGTTGCTACTCACGTTGATAACCTCTTCGGCAATATGCGGAGTATTTCTCGGCACGCTGGTGGGGTTGTGGTGGCAGAAAACCTTGACCGCCATATGCCCCTAATCAACTCTGGCGGTGTCATCCAGACACCGTGGAGCGAAGGGCAGAACGTCAGACACTTGGAGCCGCTCGGCTTCATCAAGTTTGACCTGCTCGGATTGTCAACTCTCCGTATGATTTCGGGAGCCATTCGTCACATCCTCAAACGCCATCAAGGCATCGAGGACCCAACCTTTGAGCAGGTGAGAGATTATTATAATACACACCTCCACCCAGACACGATTGACTTTGACAACCAAGAAGTCTGGCGAGAGGTTTTCCACAAAGGTAAGTGGGCCGGCATCTTCCAGATGACCAACGGCGGAGCCCAGCGGTTCTGCCAAGAAGCCCAGCCCACATCCCTGTTAGACTTCGCAGCAGTCACGGCTATTTTCCGCCCTGGTCCACTTAGCGCCAAGGCTCACAGTCTGTATGTTGCGAACAAGTCCAACCCTAGCCAAGTACACTACGAGCACCCAATCATCAAAGAAGTGCTCGGAGATACATACGGGCTGCTGGTCTTCCAAGAGCAGTTGGCTATGCTCGCTCACAAGCTGGGCGATGACCTATCACTAGACGAGGGCAACCTGCTCCGCAAAGTTCTAACGAAAAAGGGAACAGGAAAAGATAATATCAAGACCAAACTTTATAATAAGTTCGTCAAGGGTTGCGGCAAGCACGGGCTGACCGAGGACGTAGCCAAAAACCTCTGGTCTAAGATGGAATACTTTTCAGGCTACGGCTTCAACTTATCGCACGCTGTATCCTATGGGGCGGTGTCCTTCCAGTGTGCGTGGCTCAGTTATTATTATCCGGTTGAGTGGATGGCTGCGTTCTTGGACAAGGAGCCCGAAGATAAGAAAGCAGGAGCAATCAATACAGCCAAGTCCTTTGGGTTTGAGATTGTCCCGCCAAGCGTCAACAAGTCAGGACGAGTGTGGGAGATTGCGGAGGATGGCAAGACCTTGATTCAGCCGCTCGCAGGCATCAAGGGTCTGGGGGATAGTGCTATTGATCAGATCGTAGCCAACCGACCCTTCAATAGTATTGAGGAATTTATCTTTAACGAGAACATCACATACTCCAAGCTCAACAAGAAGGCGCTGGATGTTTTGGTCAGGAGCAAAGCCCTTGACGAATTGATGGACGACAGGTTCACAGGACTGAAGCACTTTTGGTCAGCGGTTGCCGTGGACAGGCCACGCAAGGAAAAGAACCTGCTGGAAAATATTGATGTCTATGCACCGGAGGGTGACTTCTCCGAAGAAGAGAAGTTGGAACACTTCGCATCCCTGACAGGCATCTTCCCCATCCACGAGATTATGCCGCAAGAGATTCAGGACAACCTGATGACCCGTGGCTGTCCGCCTATCAGCGAGTACGACCCTGACCTTCAACTGGTCTGGTTCATTCCAAGGGAAGTAAAAGTAAAGAAAACAAAGAACGGCAAAGAATACTGGGTTATCCACACGACCGACAGCAACGCCTTTGATGCTCGCATCCGCTGCTGGGGTGTGAGAGAAGACGACAAAATCTCTCTCAACAAAGTATATATTGCAAACCTTGAATACAATGAGAAGTGGGGATTCAGTACCCGCTCCATTAGACGCAGCTTTAGGAGGCTTACTTGATCGTGGACCAAAGTAAATTATTTAATGTTAGTGATGAATGTTATGACTGCGGGTGTGATTTGAAACCAGCCTGCGCCGACCGAGAAGGAAACAAAATGAAAGTACGAGTCCAACGACTTCACGAGAACGCTAAACTACCTGTGCGAGCACACCCAACAGATGCCGGCATGGATTTGTTTTTCTGCCCAGCACCACGGGACGACATCCCAAAGCAGATTGAAAGCGTCCTACCTCACGGTTCATCGCTCTTCCCAACTGGCCTAAAGATTGAGGTGCCCGAAGGATATATGCTGGAGATCAAGAATAAGTCTGGTATCTCTTCCAAGCGTGGACTGATCGTCGGTGCCTGTGTTGTCGATCGAGGCTACACAGGAGAAATCTTTGTGAACCTTCACAACCCCAGCGACAGGACACAGACGCTTCACGCTGGTGATAAGATTGCCCAGGCAGTCTTCGTAAAAATCACCACGGATGTTAAGATTGTTGAAGCAGATAATATTTATGATGAGGAAACTTCCCGTGGCGACGGTGCCCTTGGGTCAACTGGAAACCGATAGAGGAGGACAAGATATGGAAATCGGACAAAAAGTAATCTTAAACTGTAAACTTAAGCATAAACACCAATGCGAATCAGAAGAGGATGTCTGGATAATTGAAGAAATAAAACCTGCTGGACACAAGATTGGCAACTCTGATTGCCCAGGCCCTTGGCTGTTGATTCGACGAGAGCACGGAGATGATCTTAGGTGGGTCAGTCAAGTAGATGATAAGCACTTTGGCTTATCAGAGGTCATTGATGCTGATGACACATCGGAAGCTGAGGCTCCCTATAATCCTATTGGAAAACTAGAGCAAACTATTAATGTTGATCCGTCCACAAAAACTATAACTCGACTATCATAAAATATTTGACATACTTCCTTTCCATGATAATATATGGATGTAGGGAGAGAGTTATGAGAAAAGTTGAGAAGATGAAGATCACCGAGTTGCTTCACTTGATTGTGGAGTTGACTGACCCGTCTATGTCTCGCATGGAAGCGTGGAAAGCGGTTGCTGCCGAGGTCCCACAACTGGACTGGGAAAGCTTCAAACGCATCCAGCCCTTGGCGGAACGGAAACGCAAGTGAGCAACGAGTGGCGTAAAGGCCTGAAGGTCGGCGACCTCGTTATGATGAGGTCGGACCATATGGCTATTCTCACAGAAGTCTATATGCAGACCCCTGATGCGGAATATCCCCATGTTAAGTTGCGCTATGCTGATGATGACAGCAACGGCAGTTGTAGTGCGTGGCGGGTCAAGGAGGTGCTAAGTGAAAGTCGGTGATTTGGTCAGAGAGAAAATTGACAAAGGCTATTCAGAAGTTGGGCTCATTGTCAAGCCTGGCAAATATGCTGGCGAATGGATTGTTCGCTTCCCCATCGGCGACTTTTATATGTTGCCCCAAAACTTGGAGTTAGTTGATGAAAGTCGGTGACTTGGTAAAACGACACGAGGGATGGCAAGGATGGAAGCGCCAGCAACTCGGGCTCGTAGTAAATGTAGACCGAGCCGTTGTCAAGGTTCAGTGGTCTGGCGACTACGGCACTTTTTCTCATCCCATCACGTCTTTGGAGGTGCTCAATGAAGCCGGGTGATTTGGTAAGGCACAAAATTACTGGCTTTACGGCGGTAGTGATGCGCCCGGCTCGCTCCACTTCAGATGCGGGAATGATGACTGTCCTCACCACTGAAGGTAAGGGTAAATGGAGAATGTCTTCGTGCGAGGTGCTCAGTGAATCTAAAGCCAGGTGACTTGGTTGAGCCCAACTGGAGTTTTAATGAATCCGACCAAGTTAAAGAAAGGCACGGTCGGCAATTGGGTCTTGTCCTTTCATACCCCGAAGTCAAAAACCACGGGACAACCTGTGTAAAAGTTAATTGGATTGGCTACGAGATGGAGGAATATTATTCTGTCCATCATTTGAGGTTGGTGGAAAATGAAGACTAGCTTCGCTTACAATGTTGGCGACCTTGTGGAGTTCACTACAAAGCAAGCAACGGAAGAATACATTACCGAGAAAAAACTCACTGGCGTTGTGATCAAGCAGCGTTTTGTTTTTACTGCGGACAATAAATTCTTGGTCCAGACCCCAGAAAAAAATTATTGGGTCCCAAGACCCTCCCTAACTTTACTTTCAAAGGCACAAAATAAAACTTGACATAGTTTATATTAATGCTACTATACTTGTGGAGGGAGAGAGATATGATGTACAAAGGCAAGAATCTTTACAAGTGGAACTGGGTCGGTGGAGGTTACAACCAAGTCCGTGCTGACAGCAAGCGTGAGGCCCTGAAGCGTGCCCGTGCTATCGGCAAGCCGTCCGCAGGTGTGATGCGTAAGGTGCTCAAGGTTGATGAGAAGAGCCTTGTGCGGGTCAAGAACGAAAAGTCCTTCTGGGACAACTACCCGATGTTTGACTAGGAGAGAGTGATGCTGCAAGGTAAAGAGCTTCACAAGTCAATCCAGAAACGCTGTCGCATCCAGCCAGGTATGCTGGTCAAGAGCAGCGCCGGAACCACCGTTGACAAACTTGCTTTGGTTGTCAGCGTGTCGCCCGCTTGCTCGTTTGACCGAGATTATGAGGGAGCCGAGGAACACATCTTTTACCTGTGCGAGCCTTTTGACGGCACGCCCTCCTTCGTAGATTATGTTTGTAACTTGGAGCAGGTATCGTGAAACTTGGGACCCTGGTCCAGTTTAAGGCCTATGATATAGTTCTTGACAGCGGCTATGTTTCGAAGTATGATGAGGACCCGGAAATGATTTGGGTTAACTATTCTAAAATGGGACCGCAACGAGTCCACTTGGATAGTACGATGATGGAGGTGGTAAGTGAAGCCAGGTGATTTGGTTCGCATTCGCAAAACCTCTATTGACCATCTGTCTGCCAACTGGTTTATCTGGCACGCAGAGCACAAGACCCCGCTGGTTTTGATTGAAGAACTAAATAAAAGTTATTGGAAAGTATTGAAGCCTGATGGCAATACCGTCCACATTCACAGAAGCCACTTGACCACAAGGATGTATTGATGAATCCTGAATGGAAACACTATCGTGTTGGAGATTTAGTGCTGGCCGGTACCAGCAGAGTTCCGGGTCTGGTCACCAAGTCCAACTACTGGGCGCTCGATGAATATCTCGGCGGCGAGATTGAATGTATTGATGTGATGTTCGGAGGACACGAGTCCAAGCAATACCCAGTTCAATACTTGGAGACGATGTAGTAATGACCTCTCCTCGCCAAGTTGACTACCTCCCCGACTACCACTTCAAGGTCGGCGATATCGTAAGGCGATTTGTAGTTGGCGGCAAAGACAGGCTCGGCGTTGTGTTGGGGACGGGAAAAAAGATGATGAACTACACAACATTACAAATGGATGAGGATGCTTGCCTAGTATCTTTTGATAACGAAGAGCCAGTCTGGGAAGCGGCATATTTTTTGGAGAAGGTTGATGCCAAGCATTGATTTGAAAATTGGTACCCTGCTCCGGATCAAGGAGTACTGCCGCAAGAATGTCACCATCAGACAGAACGGCGAGTACGGTATCTTGGTGCCAAGCATCAACGGCAAACACATCAAGCACGATGTGCTGTTCCCTAACGGCAGCCGATGTATTTTTATGCCTATGAACTGGGAGGTAGTCAGCCATGCTGGATAGTAGTAATAAAATGTGGCAAGTTCAACAGCCCGGAACTATTTTACGAGCACGCCATAGTGCTCGCCGTGGACAGTTGGCTTTGGTCCTTGCGAGATCCTATGCGGGTCCTCGACCAAGCAACGGCTATCCTCCTCGACGCTATGTGAAGATGCAGTGGATCTCAACTGGCGAGCGGTTTGAAGAAATGTTAGTGAACGCTCATAATTGTTTTGACATTGTGAGTTCCTGTGATAATGTAAAGACGGAGAAAAACAATGACAATTATGCCAAAGTTTAGGCCCGGACAGCTAGTATCCCTAAGTCACAGTAATTTGGATATGGTTGGTTTGGTCAAGAGCGTGTCACCTGCACCACGCCACGGTGCCGCTGCTTATGTCTTAGTCGAGTGGTCCGGTGACCACGAGATCCGACAAAAGCAAGAATATATTCCTCAAAGTTATCTTAAGTTAGTGGAGGACGTATGAACATTTTTGCTATTGAAGGTGATGTAGAGACCGGCGAGATTGATTGGGTCAAGTCAGCCCAGTCCCAAGACAACCTGCGTGTTGTCAAGATGATCTTGGAGTCTTGCCAGATCCTATCTACCGTACTCAACGAGCAGGGACTTGACGCTCCTTATCGCTCGTTCAATCCCAAACACCCGTCGTGCCTGTGGGCTGCTGAGTCTGCTGCCAACTTTATGAACCTCGCCCTACACTGCGAGGCTATGATCGAAGAGTACGGCAAACGTTTTGGCAAGACCCACAAGTGTGCTGTTGCCCTTAACAAGTGCGTGGCTCTGTTTGATGCTGATCGCTTCCCGACCACCGAGTGTACACCGCTCCGTCTGGCTATGCCCGATGAGTTTCGGTCGGACAATCCTGTTGTATCTTACCGCAAGTTCTATGCTTCCAAGCCTCGCTTGCGTTATCCAGTAGACAAAATCCCATCTTGGGTATATGATTATCGTAGTGAGCCTTTTGAGGTGATTGGAGAACTTAATGAAACTGTCGCTTAACACTAAAGTCGTAGATGACAAAACTGGACTGGAGGGTCGGACTATCGGACCTTTCACTCGAAACGGAGAAAAGTGGTGGACTGTCTACTGGAAAGACGGAACCACAACTTCCGAACGTGAAAAGGATATGCTCGGTGGACAAGAAGCATAAGAAGAAGCTCAAGCGAGCAGCCAAAAAGAAAAAAGATAAGGCCAAGGCAAAACAACAGCAAGAACAGTTTGGCAAACAGATGAATATGTTTGACAGACTACCAGAAGAGTGTAGCGCCTGTGGACTGGAGTTCCCCAAGACTCGGGAGGCTCATATGACTTGGCGAGTTGTCGTTAGGGAGCAACAAAAACGAGTTAGTCTTTTTTGTCCAAGTTGCCAAGATAAGGGCAGGGAAATGGTGGAGAACAATTATGAAGTTTAAAGAGGCGGTCACTTATGATGATATGTTACTGGTGCCTCAATACAGTGACATCACAAGTCGCAGAGATGTAGATATCAGCAGCTATCTGGGGCACAGGGAGTTTAGACTACCTGTCATTTCATCTCCGATGGACACCGTGTCCGAGGACCAGATGGCCATAGCTATGGATCGAGCGGGTGGACTGGCAGTCCTTCACCGCTATAATACGATTACCGAACAACAAGAGATGGCAAAAACAGTGGTCACTCATCTGGAGTGGTCGGGACAAGTTGCAGCCGCTGTCGGTGTGACTGGTGATTATCTAGAGCGAACCGAAGCCCTCATCGCAGCCGGCATTGATATCTTGTGCGTTGACGTTGCCCACGGTCACCACGCCTTGATGAAAAAGGCCCTGACCACCTTGCGCCAAGAGTATGGTAATCATATTTATATTATGGCAGGCAACGTCTGCACCCTGGAGGGCATCAATGATCTTGCAGATTGGGGCGCTAATGCTGTACGCTGTAATATTGGTGGTGGCTCCATTTGTAGCACTCGTCTGGTTACGGGACACGGTTTACCAGGCTTACAAACAATCTTCGACTGCGCCAGAACAGACCGAGATGTTGCCATCATCGCAGACGGAGGAATCAAATGCTCGGGCGATATTGTTAAAGCGTTGGCAGCAGGGGCAGACTTTGTAATGTGTGGTTCATTGCTGGCAGGCACGACAGAGAGTCCAGGCACGGTAATCAGCCTCTCTGACAACACCAGAGTGAAAGAGTACAGGGGTATGGCCTCTAAAGATGCACAGATGAACTGGCGAAACAAATCATCAACGCCAGAGGGGGTCGCCTCTTATATCCCATATAAAGGTAGTGTTGTTGATATTCTTGATGATTTGGAGGGCGGTATTAGAAGTGGGTTGTCCTATACTGGCGTCCGTTCGATTGAAGAATTAAGACACAAGGCTGAGTGGGCACGGCAAACATCTGCCGGCACGGTTGAAAGTGGGACTCATATTATAACCAGTCAAAACGGACGGAAAAAATAATGTTTTATAGAAAAGATCCAAAACAATTACAAAAAGAAAAGAACAAGAGACCAACCCAAGCAGAGGTTCGATATGGTCCTGACCCTACTTGCTTTGAAGTCCAAGAAAAGTGGGAGCTTCCTTGTGACGTAGAGTCGTGCCGGAACTGGATGAATTACGAGGAAGACCTAAACTGTGCAGTGGTCTGTGCCAGGAAGAACGATAACGGACTTAGCCTGAGAGAAGTAGCGGAAAGAATGGGAGTTAGCTTTCCACGAATCAGCCAGATTGAGCACGCTGCATTTAAGAAATTAAAAGACGCTGGAGTTTTTCATCAAGATTAGGGTTTTTTATATATTCCCAAACTATTTAATGTTGATTGTCTAGTCAATCACCTATAGGAGATAATTACAAATGTCAAAGAAAACCCTTGTTAACGAAAATGTTATCCGTCGCTGGGGCAAGCTCGCCAATATGCCAGCACTAACCGAGAACTTTCTCGATGCCTTACCGGAAGAGCCTCTCGAAGAAGAAGAGGAAGAGATGGGAGGCGAAATGGAGATGGACGCTGGCGAAGAAGGCGCTGGCGAAGAGGCAGCCGAGGCTAGCCCAGCCGAAGAAGAAGCAGTCGAGAAGATTGTGTCGGCCGTTGTTGACGCCATCGCACAGGAAACTGGCGTAGACATCGAAGTCGAAGGCGAAGCCGGAGAAGAAGGCGGCGAAATGGAGATGGACGTGGAAATGGGTCCTGAAGGCGAAGATGAAGCTCCCGCCGATGACCCTGCAATGCGTGGACCTAACGAAGCCAAGCGCCCTGCGATGAAGGACGACGAAGATAAGGCAAAGCGTCCCGCCAAGCGAGGTGCCGGAATGAAAGACGACAAAGACGAAAAGATGAAGAAAGAAGAACTTGATCTTGAAGTCATCGACGATGAGGAGCTTACCGAAGCTGTTCTTAAGAGAGTGGTCGAAAGACTTTTGAGCCGTCAATAGTCCCTCGGGAGAAAATGATGAATCGTTTTCAAGCAAACGACCTTCGTAACTTAGTTACTGAGGTCGTTTCTGCTTATAAGGCAGAAAAAAGAAATAAATGGCTACTGGAAAGCCCCGAAGTAATTGAGGAAGGCGTCTTTGACCCCGGCATCCTCAAGGCAGTCTTCACGGCTGGCGGACCCGGAAGCGGAAAATCCTTCACAGCCGATTTGATTTTCGGAATGAGAGACGCATCCGGCAAGCCACTATTCCAGAAGGCTTCTTTCATAGGGTCAACTGGGCTCAAATATGTAAATTCTGATAACCTTTTTGAAAAGGGACTAGCCGACGCAGGCATAGATCCAGGCGACCTAGCAAGAATTGAAGAAGAAGACCCAGAACTTTGGGACATCATCCAAGGGCCTAGTCCCGACTCCATAAGAAATGTAGCCAAGGCAAAACTTGCTAGCCTCCGAGCGTTCTATGAGACTGGACGACTTGGAATGTTGATTGATGGAACTGGTCGCCGCTATGATAAAATGGTTCGCCAAAAGAAAGCCCTGGAGGCTCTTGGTTATGACACCATGCTTATCTTTGTTGACACCAGCGAAGAAATAGCGGTGGAAAGAAATAAAAGCAGAAAGCGCAAACTCGGCGAAGATGGTGTCCGAGAAATGTGGAAAGCCGTACAAGATAACAAAGCAGGTTTCCAACAATTGTTTGGCGATGATATGGTAATCATTGACAACGATAAGTTCGGTCCCCCCGAAGAAGAAATCATAGAGAAGATTACAGGCTTCGTTGACGCCCCTGTTCGCAACCCACTCGGACAAGCATGGATTGAAGACGAATTAGAGATGCGTGGGGTGACCACGCTAGAACCCGGCGGAGCAGGTGGCTTCCGTGGCGGACGCCGAGAGGCTGACCGCATCCAACAGATGAGGGATGAACGGGGGCAGAGTGACCTTTAATGTCCTCAGGCTGCTAGAAGAAGAAGGCTATATCAAAGACGGTGAGGACAACTTGATCCGTGCCGAGAAGGCTTTTTTTGCCGCACGAGTTATGCGGTGGATAAGAAACAAAGTAAAGACCGAGCCTGATTTCAATCTTCAAGCCTATTTAACAATGTTATTATATTATAAAACAGACATGGCAGACTTAAAGTTTGACGAAGAAGAAGATAAACTACTGTACAAATTAAAAAACCCTGATGACGAGGTACAGAATATTGTTGATGAACTTATTAAAAATATTGGCAAACCTGTTCCAGAGTCTCCCAAAGAAGGAGAAGACACCACCAGCACCACCGAAGATGCTGATGGAACTCCTGACCCCTGAAAACATAAAGTCATACTTCGCCGCTAAAGACTACAAGTTCTTTGATACTCCCGACAAGAGGCTGAACCTTAATATAATTGGTGTCCGCCGTGACAATCTAGGCAGCAATACTTTTGATGACTTCCTGTTCGTAATGTACAGAGAGGAAGACTTCATGATCAACCTTCGGTGGCAAGTTACAACTGACCCAGGAAAGCACTGGCTTAAAAAGCCTATGAACCCCAAAGGCACAGCCGTTTTGGTGCCAGGCCAGTACCGAGGCACTTGGCAACTTGGCAAGCACCAAAACAACTATGAGGCACTCGTCCAAGCCAAGCCGGTGAAAGTTTGGCGGGACAACAACAAAGATGAAATCATAGATTATGAAAACATAAAAACAATGATAGACGAGGGCTACTTTGGAATCAACATTCACAGGAGCAACCCCTACACAGAGTCCTATGTAGTAAACAAGTGGTCAGCGGGCTGTCAGGTCTTTAAGAAGGTTGAAGACTTTAACACCTTCATGGAACTTTGTCGAGACTCAGCCAAGATTTACGGACCTAGATTTACCTACACTTTGATAGATGAGAAAGATTTGAGGAAACACCTAAATAGCTGACTATTTATAAGTAGCGCTTTTTATAGGGAGCTTTATTTTAATGAAACACAAATTAATCATGGAGAACTGGCGCAATTTTCTAGAACAGCCAGAAGATCCATTTCTTATTTATGAAAGAAAAGGTAAAGTAGAGCAGGTGAACTTTCACCATCTGCTAAAGGAAGTTGACCGAGGCAAAGTATCACACGAGCAAGCGTACCTAATTTTTGAAAGAGCATTTGAGTACGGGGAAAGACAACTAATAGAGGAAGGTATCTTCGACCTAATCAAGAAAGGGTACGACAAGGCAGGAGAAATCCTTAGCAACATCGGCGAGGATATTAAAGCAGCCTGGAAAAAGGCAAGCGATTTTTATTTGAATATGATGATAAAGGCAATGGACCTGGCCAGCCGTGGCATTGAGTTCTTTTCCAAGTATGCTAGAAAAGTGCTAGATGCGATTGATAGGTTTCAGGAGAAGCATCCTATACTTTATAAAATTATTGTTGCTGTTATAATCATTCTGATTATTTACGCTTTGTTTGGGTCGTCTAACGCCCAAGCAGCAGTTCAGGTTGGCGACAAAACTATGACCGACGGAGAGTACAAGGCTGTCCAAGGGGTGCTAGAGACAGCATCAAGAAACGCCCCAGTGGGAGACGTAGGGTTCAGAACCGCTGTTGGCGAGGCGCAAGTAGCCCTCCAGCAAGCCCACCAAGCCGGCGAATCAATTAATATGAATGAGCTAGCGCCTAGTGTACAGGAGGCTTGGAATGTCGTGGACACCACTTTAAACACAGCGTCCCAAGGTAATCAGGCCGCTGCTAAAATGTTTAATCGTTGGTTCAAGCTTGGCGACGCTCTTAAAATCACAAGCATAGGAATGTAAGGAGAAGATAATGTCCCAATATAAAATCACTAAAAAACGGTTAGCAGAAATTATCAAGGAAGAATATGAATCCATCTTGGCTCAAGAGGAAAAGAAGCCTGATTTTTTGGATCTTGATAAGGATGGCAATAAAAAAGAGCCCATGGAAGATGCCGCCGACGACAAGGAAGACGGGGACGATAAAGAAAAGGATAATAAGAAAGATCTGAGCAAGGTCCCACCCCAACTCCGCAAGTCAATGAAAAAGGAATCCCTTGACTCGATCAGAGATCTTATTAAAAGACAACTTGGGAACCTTTAATGAACCTATCGCAGCAAGCGATCGACCAGATTCTTGGCAACGCTGCGGTTGGACACGAATTTGGCGATAAGATAAAAGAACTAGACAGACGTTTAAGTATGAACGGCATGTCTTACTCTGGCTACGACAGCCTGACTGATCGCCAACAAGAAATATTCACACAAGGTCTTTTCTTAGAGCCTGAGTCCGCTATGGACATCAGAGACTATGTTGTGTCTGCTGTTGATAATTGTGGGTGCCCTGATGTAGTTGAAGAGCTACACCATCACTCTCCGATGCTGATGAGAGAGATCGAAGCAGAGCAGGAAAAGCTTCCGGACATGACAATCAGGATCGGTGAAGGTATCAGTGGACTTGACCAGGCCATTGACCTATTGTTAGAACAAATAATTATTGAGCAAATAAATACGCAGGACTTAGGAGAAAATACACCAGCCACCAGCGATTTTAAATCTCTTGTAAAGAAAATATTTGAGACAAATAATATAAGGATTGGTACGATGCGATCTGATACTGCGTATCACATTAGAGCAGAATCCCCAATCCCTAACAGCACAGAGATCAAGGATTTAAAACCGTGGTTTGCAAAGTTTAACATCGATGTCGAGGAATATAATCCATCTATCTCCGGAAAATATGACACTCTGGTTTTGACAACAAAAGAGAACATCACCGCTGATGAACAAAAAAATACCTACAAAGTTCGAGGTAGTTTACAAGACATTCCCGCCGGCACTTCACTTTTTTATGTGCCATTGGTGCTGGTTAAAAAAGAAGGCAAAACACAAAGATATGTAAAGGATAAGGCTCTAAGCCCCTCTCCCCTTGGTTTGGGTAGCGACAGCAGAGTGTGGGAAAGCACGTCAGAAATTACGCAAATAGCCCAAGGATCAATAAATGAAAAATACCCACCCCCAACATATCCGGAGTGGGTAGCCCCTGAACTAATTAGTTTGTTATCCTCTGCCCAGGCACAGGGGACTGTTGTAAGGTTCGAAAAAGATTTACAATTTGGAAATGACGACTTGAAGGTTATATCCAAAGATTATGGCGAGACCCTATCGGCTCTGTGGACCATGAGCCAAGCAGAGAACGAACAGTTTAACTTACCATACCAAGGTGTAAATTTCCCCTCTAACCCCGCAGAAAAACTGGTGGACTTTTATGGTTTTACTGAGCAGGGACTTAAAATTCCAGTGTCTGTTAAGTCAGGAAAAGTGGGTGGCAAAGTTCAAATAACAAATGTCATCGAGTCCGCCAGGGTTCTCTATGAAATAAGCGAGGGAGTTGAGGGTGCGCTACCAGAGGATCAACAATTCATAGCGGTCGCAGCTACGAATGATCCTAAGCACGAGGCCACCGGAAGGACACAATCCATTTACATCCATAAGATACTAGTAGAAGATCCTGCCAATCCTGACTCTGCGGTTGGCACTAGGACCATAAAGAAGTTAGCCGAAATAATGAGTGCTACAGGTATGCCGACCTCCTGGGAGGACGTAACGAGAGTCAACGTCCAAGAGTGGCTAGACTCAAAGTCAGAGGAGGAACTGATAGGAAATCGTATGCCTGAAATAAAGGATGAAAAATATGTAGAACCTAAGCTGCCTGAAGACACAGAGGGCACGGGGATACTTGAGCCCTTGTGGGCGGCTGCTAACTCTAAGCCAGACCTTGCTGCTTTTAAGAAAAACAAGAGAGATAAAATGTTGCTTGTGTGTTCTCCGTTGGGGTCACAAGCTGAAAAAATGCTCAACGAGAGTGTGGCGATTCAGAACGAACTTAACAGACTAGCCCAGACGCTAACTGTGATACAGGCAAACGTTAACGCTAAGAAGAAAGTCCTGACGTTTCAGCTAAACAAATTTAAAGATGCAACGTTTGTTTTTAAATGGCCCGGTTACATCTCCGGTAACTATATGGGCTTTTTGATGAACATAAACAAGTAACCAAACTCGTGGTAAAATAATAAAAGAAAGCGAGGCAACTTGAAATCACTCTTAAGATACCCAGGCGGTAAGACAAGAGCCCTGAAACACATCACACCTTATTTCCCAAAAAACCTGACAGAAATTGTCAGTCCCTTTTTTGGTGGTGGCTCTATCGAGATTCACTACGCTTCCCAGGGTGTTCGTGTTCACGGCTATGAGATCTTTGAACCTCTCGTAAACTTTTGGCAACAAGTGCTAAAAGATCCAGAAGAAGTCTCAAGATGGATTGAGACATTCTTCTTCCCCTGTACTAAGGATACGTTCTCCCAGTACCAGAAAAAACAAAGCTGGACAGAGTACGACCAAAAGCTGATGCACTGGCCAGTCTTCAGGGCTTGTATGTATTATGCCTTGAACCGCTCATCGTTTAGCGGGGCAACTACAAGTGGGGGATTCTCGCAACAAGCAGCGGATAATAGGTTTACTGAAACTAGCATCTTGAGGCTTAAAAACTTTGTATGTCCCAGCCTAACTGTGGAGCTAATGGACTTCAAGGATAGTTTAGCACGGCATGGTGATGATGTGTTCATCTATGCTGATCCTCCGTATGCCATCGACAACCCGGTTCTCTACGGAGAAAATGGATCAACGCACAAGGGATTTGATCACGTTGGCTTGGCGGAGGTAATGAAGAAAAAGAATAACTGGGTGCTGTCTTACAATCCTAGCCCATTCATTCTGGACCTGTACAAAGACTATGAAATTGTATATCCCGAGTGGAGATATGGGATGTCAAAAGATAAAACATCCAAAGAGATATTGATATTGAATGTAAAGGAAACAAAATGAGCAAGGACCACATCCTTTTCGGGGATGACATTAGGAGTAAATTAATTAATGGAGCAAACAAGCTCGCCGATGCTGTAGCATCTACGCTGGGACCAAGAGGACAAAATGTAATCCTCTATAAGCGTGGCGCTGATCCAGTTATTACTAAAGACGGCGTAAGTGTTGCTCGGGTTGTAGAATTAGAAGATGATTATGAACAAGCTGCTGTTGAGGTTCTCCGCCAAGCTGCTCTGGAAACAGAGAAGACAAGCGGCGATGGAACCACTACCAGCACTGTATTGGCTAGGGCTATTCTGGTGGCGGCCAACAAACATATCGCTGCCGGTGCCTCGTCGATTGATGTTAAGAGAGGCATTGACCTTGCGGTTGAAGCCATCTGTGAAAGGATCACTGAACTGGCGACACCAGTTTCTAGTGAAGAAGACATCCGTCACGTTGCCACTGTCTCGGCGAATGGCGACGAAGCCATCGGCGCTCTTATTGCTGAGGCTGTTGCAAACGCTGGCAAAGATGGGGCGATAACAATCGAGGAGAGCCGATCACTAAAAACCTCACTTGATGTGGTTGAGGGTTTTCAATTTGAAGGTGGCTATGTTTCCTCACAGTTTGTGACCGATGAACGTCGTGCCGTCGTTGAATACAGGGATGCTCTTGTGTTGGTCACTGATGAAACTCTGGATAACGTTGAGGAGATGTTGCCCATTCTTGAAGTTGTGGCTAGGGATGGCCGTCCATTTATTATTATTGCTGAGGAAATAGAAGGACAGTTGTTGGCTGCCCTGATAATGAATCGCATGAGAAATGGAATGAAGATCGCTGCCATCAAAGCGCCTCGATACGGAGAGGAGCGCCGCTGGTTACTCGAAGATCTTTCTATTGTTACTGGTGCCACCCTTGTCAGCAAAGAGAGCCCGATAAGATTAAAAGATGTAAAGCTTGAGCATCTGGGATCCGCCAAGAGAGTGGAGATTGGCAAGGGACGAACAACACTTGCGGATGGGCAAACAGATCACGACAGACTAGAAGAAAAAATAGAGTCTATAAAAAACATGATAGAGGATGTCGATGATCTCCGAGAAGCGCAATCGTTACAAGATAGGGTTACCAGACTATCCTCAGCGGTGGCTGTAATTAGGGTTGGCGGCGCTACAGAAATCGAGGTTACAGAAAAGAAGCATAGAATAGAGGACGCCCTGGAGGCTGTTCGATCCGCCCAAGAAGAGGGTGTTGTGCCTGGCGGCGGTACCGCTCTCCTGAAGGCCGCCGGGGCGGTTAATATTGAGACACAAAACCAAGACCAGCTTAGAGGAGCCCAGTCTCTTTTGGAGTCTTGTTTGTCGCCAATAACTCAGATACTTCAAAACGCTGAGATATCCTCTGATATCGTAATAAACTCTTTGTCTTTTGACGATCACGAGGTGGAGGTTGGTTTTAACGCACGGACTGAAAAGTTTGAAAATTTGGTTGAGTCAGGGGTTATTGACCCAGCCAAAACTGTGAAGTGTGCATTGCAAAATGCCGCTAGCGCAGCAGGAACGCTGCTCACAACTAATTGTGCTGTTTTAAAGAAGGGTGGTGAATAAAAAGCTAAGTTTAGCGACTAATTAAGACAGCCGGTTTCATACAAAAGACCAGAGTGATTGTGCCTGGTCTTTTTTTATACGAGGAATCTCTGATGAGCGACGATCTTTTAAAAATTGTTTTGCAAAAAGTTGAAAATATGGAGCACAGAATCACCAGTGCTAAGTCGCTCAACGGCGGGTTTGACAAACTGACTGGGGATGTTGAGCACATCAAAGAATCCCAACGAGAAGTTCTTGAAGCCGTAAGAGGCGTAAAGAAAAGCCTTTACGAGCCAGATTCAGGACTTTTCAGCCGAGTTAAAGAACTCGAAATGGAATCTGCCCGACGTATGGACTACATCGTAGAAACTAAACCAATTCTGGGACAGCACCAAGAAATTCTTTTATGGAAGAAAGAAGCAGAAAAAGATATTGATGAAGTAGAGAATCTACGCCTAGAAGTTTCGAAACTCCAAGACTGGAAAGCAGGAATGCAGAAAGTTATTTGGCTTGTTGCTACTGCGGCTGGTGGTATGTGGGTCAAGCACTTTATGGACCTAATGATGCAATGATAGGCTTCATCGTTGGGGCAATCATATTTTCTATCCCCACGATTTATTATCGAATCGAACTTAAGAAGTGTGAAGAAAAAAAGAACAAGTTAATTAGAAACTCTTGGATGTGGGATGATTGGGGAGAATAAGGTGAAAAACTGGAAACCTATTTTCATAGAGAACAGCAGGATTCCTGCCATATTATCTTATCTTGCCCCGATCCAAATATGGGCCATTACATTATTTTTTATAGTCCTTTGCAAGGGAGAATTAGACGAGGTTATAAAGCGTCACGAGACAATACACTTCCAACAATTTTTAGAAACAGGTGTCGTCGGATTTGTCGCTTTGTATTTTTGGGACTACCTTCACGGGCTCGTAAAATATAAAAACGGTCATGAAGCTTATATGAGAATAAGGGCCGAACAGGAAGCCTACGACAATGACCAGAACGTTGATTACCTCGCAACCCGCCCACGATTTTCTTGGATAAAAAAATATAAAGTATAAATAAAACTTGACCACCCTTAGAAGTATGTTAATATACTAATGTAAGGGAGAGAAGTAATGTCCTATTGGCACCAGATGTACCCCCGCCGCCAAA